GAGCTGATAGTCGATTGATGATAAAGAGGCCCCTGACATTGTTAGGGGCTTTTTTAGTGCTAGTGTAGTAAGACAATTAGTTGTAACTCATGGCATTACGCGCCATTGACCGTCTCAAGAAAGCTGCAAATCTAGAAGCAACAAAAAGAGTCGTTACTCTTTCAGACGACAGCAAGTTTGAGATGTGGGTTACGCCATTGACGATGGCAGAACGTGAGCGTGCTCAAAAGCGTGCTGGATCGGATGACGCTAACGCGTTTGCGTTGCAGCTTTTAATCACGAAAGCTAAGGACGAAGTGGGGGAGTCGTTGTTCTTGGCTGGTGAGATTGATGTATTGAAGAACGAGGTGAAGGACAAGGATTTGCAGTCTTTGATGCTGGCAATTTTGACTGACGACGAAGAAGAAGAGGCAATCGACCCAAAATCCTAGGAGCCGAGCTTCGGAAGGATAACTGGCTCATGCTGCAGTTTGGCATTGCCAAAGAGCTTGGCATGAGTTTGTCGGAGCTACGGTCAACAATGACAGCAGAAGAGGTCTTGGGTTGGAGCGCATATTTTAAAATTTTGAACGAAGAGCAAGAGAAGGAATTAGCAAAGGCCCGTAGGCGCAGGTAGAGTGTTACGACAGGTCGTGAGTTTTGCCGCGTGACTTCCTCGTATAGCGCAAATATTGTTGTAAACGTCCAGAATCAGAAAAGTCTTGAAAGAACGGCTGCGACCGTAGGCAGGCTTAACAGTTTAGTTAAACAATTAAAACCGATCAATCTTCTTGCCCCAGGCAGGGGCGCCGGGGCGGATGCCGTCAAGGTTGCGATGACGGAGGTTATCAAGAAAGCGAAGTTAGCAAATAATTCTATAGCCGGAATTTCAGCAACTTTTGCTGGCGCATCAAGTCAAGCGTCTGCTTTTAGTGAAATTCTTGCGAACGTTAAAATTGACAAATTGAAAGCAGGAAAGACTCTTTTAGAGTCTCAAAATGCAGAAGTTCAGGAACTAGCTTCAGCGTTTGCAAAAGCCGAAGGGAAGGCCGGAGAGTTACAGAAAAGATATCAAGGGCTGCTTCAGGCTGCGCGACAAGCAGAAGGTCTTGCTATTGGTCCTGCCACGGAATTAGGAACTTTGGAGGCAGAACTACAAAAAAGAACATACTATGAAAAACAAATAACAGAAGAAAAAAGAAAACAAGAGCGTTTAGATAAAGAAGCTGCCGCTTCGGCAAGAAGCAGAAGACGAGATGCCGCAAGAAGGAGTGAGACTAGAAGGCGAGACATCCTTACAGGTGCTGGTTTCCCACTGTTATTTGGCGGCGGGCCTGCTCAAGCATTAGCAGGCGGCATCGGTGGAGCGGTAGGTGGCTTAGGCGGATCAATTGCTGCCAGCGCAATTACTGCACAGGTTGAAGCATTCGCGAAAGAAGCGGCGAAGGTTGGTCAAGCGTTGAATTCAACCAGTGGTGCGTTGGAGTTGATGCGTGAAAAATCTTTGTTTAGCACCGACGCAGCAAAAGAGCGTGCTGCTGAATTGGAGAATCTGGGTCAAGTAGAGGAATTAGCGGCACATCTTGGCAAAGAAATGGCAAATGCAATTGGTAATGAAGGCGTCAAGGCATTGCAGGACTTAGGCGATACAACAAAAGAAACAACAAGGCTTTGGAACTTACTGACTGTGCAGTTATTTAGGTTGATTTCTGGCCCACTTAATGCCTTCTTAGAAGTTGTCAATGAGGCCCTTGGTGGCATTACGGTGCAGCAACAGGTTGAGGCGCGGAAGGTAGATCTTGGAGCGGATGGCGCAGCTGCGCTGGACGCTCGAATCGCTGAGTTAGTGGCGGGTGATACTTCTCGCCTAAATCCACAACAAATTAGAAGTGGTAAGGGTAAAGGTGTTGGAGGGTTAAGTAAGACTGATGCACGGACGCAAGCTTTAGGTGAAGCTCAGTTCCAAGTTGCTGCTAAGCCGCTTCCGATCACAAAACAGGACCAAAGAGACTTTTCAGTCAGTGGCGGACGCGCTAAAAAAGATGTTGTTCCAGGGCTAAAGATTCAAGTACAGCTTCAAGAACGCTTGCTTGGTCTAAATACTAAAATTGCGGAAGCAAGGCGTGATGGAAACGAAGGAGCGGCAGCCGTTCTTGAAGTCGAAAAGATCTTTGAACAAACAGCGGCTAACATAAATAAAATTAAAGCCGAAGGACTTGACAAAGAGGCAGAAACTTTAAAAATTAGATCTGAAGAATTAAATGGTCTTCAGAAGGTTGAAGCAATAAACAACCGGATGAGAGATGCAGAGGCTAAGGAAGCAGAAAAAGCTGCAGAAACCTTAAAAGGCTTGCAAAATGAGCAAGACTTGTTGCAGGCAAGACTTAATGGAAGGCTGGAAGAAGAGCAACTAGAACAGCGCGTCAACGAACTAATGGAAAAGAGTACACATCTAACAAAAGAGCAAGTTGAAGGAGCTTTAGAAAACACTGCAGCTCTTAAAGAACAAGTCAAAGCGTTAGAGAACTTAGAGTCCATGTACGCGTCAATCGGCCAAAGTATTTCGAGCGGCATTGTTGATGCTCTAAGTGCAGCAGTCGAAGGCACTAAGTCACTTGCTGACGTTGCATCACAAACGCTCAGGCAAGTCGCAAACATCCTGCTGCAGTTTGGAGTCAACACTGCACTCGGCGGAATCCCAGGACTTTCGTCGTTTTTCCCAGGTAGGGCTACAGGCGGTCCTGTCTCAGGCGGCTCGCCTTACATGGTTGGCGAAAAAGGCCCTGAGCTATTCGTTCCAAACACCTCTGGCAATATCGTTCCAAACAACAAACTTGGTGGAGGAGGAGGTGGGGCGACAAGCGTTGTCGTTAACGTCGATGCCAAAGGCAGTTCTGCTTCAGGTGACAGTGGTGCCGGTAAACAGCTTGGAGGGTTGATCGGAGCGGCTGTGCAGGCAGAATTGATCAAGCAACAACGACCTGGAGGCTTATTGTCCCGCTAATGAGTGCCTTCCCCGATTTTGATCCCGCACCAGGGATGACGAAGCAAAGCGCACCACAGGTGCGTACCTCTCAGTTTGGGAGTGGTTATAGCCAGCGTGCCACGTTTGGACTGAACCAAAACCCAAAGGTCTATAACCTGACCTTCCGTGTATCAGAAACAGAAGCTGACACGATCGAAGATTTTCTTGATGCAAGGGGTGGTGTAGAAACCTTTACCTACACTCCACCTGGCGAAGCGACCAGCAGTAAATTTATCTGCACAGAGTGGACAAAGACGATTCCATTTGTTGATCGAGCGGAGATCGTCACGTCATTCGTGCAAGTATTTGAGCCATGAGCGATAACACGCCCCAGTTTGTTGAAGACTTACGCACAGCAGCACCTGCATATTTCGAGGAGCTGCAAAAGCTTGAGCCAACAGCAGTTATCGACTTGTTTGAGGTGCGGTTAACGCAGGCCGTCAATAACGTTACGGAGACGCTTTATTATCACCCTGGGACGAATGATCTAACAGCCAACATCGTTTTTAACGACAAGACCTATCCTGCGGTGCCTGTTGAGATGACAGGGCTTGAGACATCAGGTAAAGGTGTTATTGCTAGGCCAACTTTAAAAGTAGCTAACGCTAACGGTGCAATCAGCTCTTTAATTGTTCAGCAAAATTACAACCCACTGAAAGCGCAGGTGGTGCGTATCCGTACGTTCAAGAAGTTTTTAGATGCCGTCAACTTTAGTGGTGGCAACGCAACTGCTGATCCAGCAGCAAAGACAGAAGAGGTTTGGTATATCGACAGGGTTGCAGATGAGAACTTGGCGTTTGTTGAGTTTGAATTAACGGCCAAGCTTGATTTGACAAATCTTGAGTTACCACGTCGTCAGGTGACTGAGTTCTGTCCATGGAAATATAGGGGCACGGAGTGCGGCTATGTAGCCAAAAAGTATTTTCAGGTTGATGACATTAAGATTTCTAAGGCTGAGATGCAGTCATTAGCCACGATCAACAGCTTGACCTTTGATCAGGCTGTGGACAAGTTTGATGTATGCGGCAAACGGGTAAGCAGTTGCAGACTTCGTTTTCCTGACAACGAAGGCAAGAATGATGTATCAATCCCGTTTGGAGGATTCCTTGGATCAAGAGTCCAGGCGTAAAGCAGAAGGCCACGCAATCCTTGAGTATCCAAAAGAAGCTTGCGGCTTACTTGTTGATGGCAAGTATTGGCCGTGCCAAAACGTTGCAGACGACCCAGAACTGACCTTCGTCTTGAACGCCACTGACTATATGAAGGCCATGCTGTCTGGAACGATTGAAGCTGTCGTGCATTCTCACCCGTTAGGCGGGCAAGCTAGTGAGCCAGATCGCAAAAGCTGCAGTCAAACTAAGCTTGTATGGCATATCTATTCTGTCCCTGACGGCAAATGGTCAACTATCGATCCTTGATAGGCAAAGAGTTTGCGTATGGAACGCAAGATTGCTTCACGCTGATCTGCGATTACTACAGGTTAAGAGGAGTGCTGTTGCCAGATTTTGACAGGCCAGACGACCTTGAGACAACGAGCAGCATATTTTTAGAACAGGCTGAGGCGTATGGGTTTTATGAAATTGATATTGCAGAACGCAAGCTTGGTGACGTATTGATTATGCGGTTAATGACCAGGACGCCAATGCACGCAGCAATTTATGTTGGTGCGGATAAGATCTTGCATCAACGGTTCAACAGCCTGAGTGCGGTGGAACCTTTTGGGCGGTACTATAGGCAGAGCGTTGCCTCCGTCTATCGCTATGCAACTGGTGATGTTAGCCGGTGAGCTGGGCGAAAAATACGGCACACACCACGAGTATTACAACCTAAGGACACCAGCAGACGCGATCAAGCTGTTGTGTCTCAATCATCCGAAGCTGCAGAAGGATTTGATGACTGCGCACCAAAACGGTGTCGGCTACAAGCTGATTCAGTCTGGAGCGGCGATGGGATACGACGAGCTGCATTTGCCGTTTGGCAGCAGGCCGATGATGCTTGTGCCGGTGATCAGCGGTAGTGGCGGTTCTACGACTCAGATTTTGATTGGCGTTGGTTTGGTTGCGGCTTCGTTCCTGTTTCCCGGCGCAGGATTGTTTGGCGCGTCTGCGTTTGGTGCTTTTGGTGGCCCAATAGCAGCTGCTGGAACGCTTACAACTGTTGGCACCGCGATTAGTGCTGTTGGCGCAAGTTTGATTCTTGGTGGTGTAGCCAACATGATTTCACCACAGCCAGAACTGCCAAAGCTTGGCAGTCGTCGTATGGACGGCACAAACTTTCGTGGCCCAGGGCCACAAGGTGTTTCGCGCGGTGCAAGCGGCCAGCAGTCTTATGCGTACACCGGACCAGCTAATACGGTTGGCAACGGTTCAACAATTCCTGTTGTGTATGGCCGCGCCATGATCGGGGGTCACATGTTGTCAGTAGGTGTTGAAGCAGCAGATGTTTCCGACCCAATTGCAACAGCAATCAAAGCACCAGGGCCAGATACTATTTTAATTGCTGGAGAAAAAGTCGAGCGTGAGTTTGACGAAGAGGCTGGCATCGCGACAAGAAGTATAACTAGAGGCCAAGTAAACAGTGTTAACACAACAAAAACAAACAGAAGAATAGTTATTGATCCTAATGTGGGGTTTGGTCCGGGCCTGGACAAAACGCTTGCAGAAAATAGCACTAAAAAAATGGGCAATGTCGACGTTCGTGGCACTTTCCAGGATGAATTTGATATTATTTTTGAGGTTAAAAAGGGTTTGTTTGGCCGCTCTGGTGCGGCAGCAACATCAACAAAAATTGATGGGTTCATTCAATACCGCATAGAAGTTGAACACACAATGCCTGGCAACGATATTAACGTTGCTGGTGCTGAAGTAACAATTCAGGGATACCTGGAGGCAACGCAAAATTATTTTTACCTGCAAAGGCTTAAGTGGCGCAAACTTGACAACAACAAAGAGCTTAAGCTGCGAATCACTATTATGGATGTTGACACTGATGCACCGACGCGGTTCCGCGTCCATGCTTTTGGGTATCGCTTGCTTGATTAAGTCATGGCATTAAATTCTGAATCTACTATCAAACTGATCGACCTCCTCTGTGAGGGTCCAATCGAAGGTCTGGTAAAAAACAGGAACAGTATTTTTCTTGACGAGACTTCTGCCAATCAAAAGGCTGTCAAGTCAAACGATTTTACAATACGCAAAGGAACGGCTAAACAAACCAGGATTAAAATAAGTGATCAATTTGCAAATGCTACAACAACAGTCATTAATGTACAGACGCAAGTCGGCAAAAACTACAGCGAAGAGGTAAATGAAAATAATGAGGTTATAGATAGAGATTACGGGGATGGCAGCCTTGTCAAGACAATTACTGACCCAAATGTAAACTTTGTTAGACTTCTGTTTACAATTCCAAAGTTATTTTCGACAGCAGTAGAAGGTCTTGCAAGGGGTCAGCTATTTCCTGCTGCAATACGAATCAGAGTTGCAGTTAAGAGTAAAAACAGTGGCTTTAACCCTGTCACATTTGACGGACAAAGTTACAAAGAATTTAAAGGAATTTCAGTCTCAAACTACCAATACCAGACCCCACGCATTGATTTAACAGGGGAAGGCCCCTGGCAAATTAAAGTTAAAAAATTAAAATTTAAAGACAGTGTCCCAGGGCCGGACGAAGAAGCAGCCTTTGAAATCAAGTTTCGTGACCTTGAAGATGTAAGTAAAGATACGCCGCTAGCTGGGGGCAGAGGCGACACGATTGTTTGGTCTTCGATTATTGCTGGAACGGATATTAAGACGGCGTACAAGCACACAGCTTGCGTAGGTCTAAGTCTTTCGACAGATCAGTTCAGCACTGTCCCCGCTCGTGCATACGAGATTAAAGGAATGAAAGTTCGGATTCCGTCTAGCGCGATGGTGCGTTCAGACGGAAGTTTGAATTACAGCGGCAACATCCCTTTTAATGGCAAGTTGCTGCCTAGGGCATATACAACTTGCCCGGTCTGTTGTTTTTACGACATGGTCACTAACAGCCGTTTTGGGGCTGGTAATTTTGTTACTGCAGAAGAACTGAATTGGGTTGATTTGATTGAGCTATCCAAGTATTGCAACGAGCTTGTACCAACAAGTGGTGGTGGAACGGAGCCACGCTTTGCGATTAATACGGTGATTGCATCACCAGCAGATGCGTTCAGCGTCTTGCAGGATTTGGCAAGCGTATTCCGGGGGATGATCTACTGGAAGTCAGACACGATCCAAGTAGCTGGCGACCATGGCGTTTTAGGCAGCACAACTACGGCGCTTGATCCTGTCCACCTGTTTACCAACTCAAATGTCGTTGGTGGTGGCTTTAGTTATAACGGCGCTTCCCTAAAGACAAGAAGCACCAGGGTGCGTGTTCGCTACAACGATCCAAACAACTTTTACCGTCCTGACTTTGTTGTTATTGAAAACAAGGAGCTAGTCAATAAATACGGTTTCCAGATCCGCGAGATTGTGGCGTTTGGCTGCACATCCAAATTCCAAGCTCAAAGGATGGGGAAATGGGTTCTTGCCTCTGAGGAAACAGAAGGCGAGACCGTGACGTTTGCTGTTGGCCTTGAAGGCTTAATGGTGATGCCTGGCCAGATCTTTGCAGTTTCGGACGCAATGCGTCAAGGCGCAAGGCTGGCGGGTCGCATTTCAGCATCAACAGCAACGTCTGTTACAGCAGATCAAGCAATCACGTTGCCAACTGGAACGACTCCTGAGCTGAGCTGTGTGTTAGCTGATGGAACGACAGAAACTAAAGCAATCAGCGGTGTCGTCGGAAACGTAATTAACGTTTCATCTTCGTTTAGCTCTGCGCCACAGGTAGAAACTGTTTATTCAATCCAAGCCAGCAATGTCAAGCATCAAAAATTTAGGTGTCTTGCAATTGGCGAGGGTGAGAATGGAACGTATTCGATCATAGGCGTTCAGCATGTAGACAACATTTACAACGTTGTTGAAACTGAAAATGCACTGCTTGAGTTTGCAGATGTCACGCTGTTCGACGAAGCTCCGCCTACACCGGTTGATCTAGCGCTGAGTGCGACAGACGTAACAAAAGACGATCTTACGACAACACGAATTACAGCGTCTTGGAGTCGTGGCAGTGCATTTACTGCAATCTTCTTCAAAGTTAAATACAGGATTGGTGATGGCGATTTTATTGAGACGACAACTACAAATACAAACTTTGTTATTGATAACGTAAAGCCTGGGATCAGTTTTGAGTTGTTTGTGCGTGCAGTTGGCCCGGCGCCACGCTCCAAGGAGTCAGCAGACGCAACAGTCGTTCTTACGGTTCCAGCGTCACCGCTAACTCCACCTGATCCAACAGATGTAACGCTTGAGCTTGTTGGTAAAGATCAGGTTTCCTTGCGCTGGGCAATTGGCCCAACAGGTATTAACAAAGAATCGTTGCGTGCAGTTATACGACATACCACAGAAGATTTTCTGCTGGAGCCAGACGAGGTAAGAACTGCAAATTGGGCTAATACGTCCATTCTGCGAACTGTTTTAGCAAACTCAACGTTTGCAATTTTGCCAAGAATAAATGGAACGTATTTTATAAAGTTTGAAACAACTTTTGGCATTCGTAGCACTAACGCTGTTGGCGTTAGTTTAAATATTGCGGACGCAATCCCTAGGTTTAATTTTGAGCTAATTCGGGAAGACACGCCCGCATCAAATGTAAAACCATTCCTGGGCGAGGGTTTTGGCGTTTACTACGACAGTGAGTATGACGGCCTTGTCCTTGACGGTGACGGCAGGATTGACGAAATCACTGGCACGTTTGACGACCTGACATCTGTTGATTTTGTTGGAACGCGAGGCACTTCTGGCGTTTACCACTTCCAGAAAGTATTAGATCTGGGCGGCATTTATAGCATTGATTTAAAACGTGTTTTAACTTCTCGCGGGTTGTACCCGCTGGACACGGTTGACAGCCGCACAGCTTTGCTCGATACGTGGAGCGATGTTGACGGTGCTTTGGCTGATGACACGACTGCTGACGTTTATTTTCGTACAACAAACGAAGAAACTACGGGCACTTATTTCCTGACTGAAGACAATAATTATTTGTTGTTTGGCGGCGAAGTTGTAATCCCTGACAATCTTGTTGCTCAAAACGACGATCAGCTAATTACTCAGAATGGCGACATACTCCAAACGAACCAGGCAAACGCCAACGTTACTCAAATTTTGCTAGCGCAAAACGATGACATTCTGATTACGCAAAGCGGTGACAACCTGGAAAGCAATGTCCCTGCATCTGTGGACTACACGATTGACGAACGCACTGCGACAATCGACACCTGGAACAATTTTGATAACTATGACCCAAATGCAGCAGTTCCTTTGCCAACTGCTGACGACAAGATCTATTACGAATCAAACCTTACGTTTGGCGCATGGATACCTTTAGAAAACGGCAACTTCAATGCAAGGCAGTTCCAGTTCAAGGCTGAACTAAACGCATTGCATCCTGACCAGACTCCAATTGTTGACAAGCTTGGAGCAACTATTCAGTTTGAGCGACGTACAGAAAACAGCAATGTGCTTGCTTCTGGAACTGATGGACCTAGGGCTGTGACTTTTGACAATGCGTTCTATGTAGACAATGACACTAGGGTTGCCGTCTCACTTTCCCCGTATGACATGGAAGCCGGCGATTTCTACACGATGACCGCACCAACATCAACAGGTTTCACAGTTACTTTCAGGACGGCTGGTGGCGGCCAGGTAAATCGTCAATTCCAATATGCTGCAGTAGGATACGGAACAAAGGACGCTTAACCCTGGATTCTCATGGCTCAGGCCGATGGCAGTTGCGCTAATGCTAGTGGGTCAGCATTTAGGGCAGATCTAAATACGCAGTTGGCTGCGGTCTTCACGAACCATAGCGGTGCAACTACACCAGCTACGACATTTGCGTATCAATTCTGGGCAGATACTACAAGCAACAAATTAAAGCTTAGAAACAGCGCAAATACAGCTTGGATTGATCTTCGCGGTCTTGATGGTGGGTTAGAGCTTGGGACGGCTAGCAGCATCACAATTGGCAATGGAACGGCAGCGGCGCCTGCTTTTGGTTTTACCAGTGATACCGATACTGGGCTTTATCAATATGCGGCAAATACGCTTGGCATTGCTACTGGCGGCACTTACAGGCTTTTTATTGGCGATAACAACGGAACGCTAGATACTGCAGCAGGCGGCCCATCGCTGATGTGGAAGACATCAACCAACCCAGTGGTGAATAATGTTACCGGCATTCAATTTACCGATAGTGGCAGAATTAACGTCGGTAATTTTAGTGAATGCCTTGGCTTAAATCGCCACACATCAACCGGCAACATTGTTGGCTTTCACTACGCAACAACTGCTGTTGGAACGATTTCAGTTACAGGTTCTAGCACTGCCTACAACACAAGCTCTGACTACCGTTTAAAGCAAAACGTTGTTGCTCTTACCGGAGCAAAAGCACGGTTAAACCAACTGTTAGCCAAGCGGTTTAACTTCATCAGCGTTCCAGACACAACAGTTGATGGATTTTTGGCGCACGAGGCTGCAACTGTTGTTCCAGAATGCGTTACTGGCACAAAAGACGAAGTTGATAGCAACGGCGATCCTGTTTACCAGGGCATTGACCAGTCCAAGCTGGTGCCGTTGTTGACTGCCGCATTGCAGGAAGCTTTTGCTGAGATTGCTGCATTAACAACACGGGTTGAGACCTTGGAGGCTGGCTAATGCCTGATCGCAAAATTTCGCAGCTAACTGAGCTGACTGCACCAGCAGCGGAAGACATCTTTCCTGTTGTTGATGTTGACGAAGCATTAAGCGCCGACAGAAATAAAAAAGTTACTTTTAAGACGCTGCATAATGCGTTGCTTGATGGAACGGCTGCAGCACCAGTTGTCAGCTTCCAAAGCGGTTCCAATACCACTGGTCTTTATTACGCCGGAACAAACGAGCTAGGCTTTACGGCTGCTGGGACGTATGTCGCCAAAGTCACGACTGCAGGTTTTCAGCTAGGCACTGGAACGGCAGCAGCACAACTGCATCTGTTCAGTGCTGATACAACTGATCAGGTCATCATTGAAAATAACGATGCTGGCGCTGACACTGCACCTGATTTGGTGCTGTATCGCAACAGCGCAACGGCTGCGAATGATGACAGCCTCGGCAATATCGTCTTTCGCGGTCAGTGCGACATCAACGTTTCGCATGACTATGCAGCAATCCTTGCGGACATTAAAGACAACACGCATGGATCAACTGATGGCAGGCTGAACCTGCAAACCGCTGTTGCTGGAACGGTTGCGACACGTCTTCGTATTGATGGCGAAAACGTTGGTATTAAGGAGATCGCTCCACAGCATCCGTTGCATATCACGGAATCTGTTGCAAACACTGCGCTGTTCCTTGAGTCAAAAGAGGTTGTTGCGATTAGTGCGGCTGATGTGGTGTTGTATCACCATCGCAATAATGCGGCTGGCGTTGCGGCTGATGTTCTTAGCTCTGTCATTTTTCAGGGCAACGATGACGCTGGAACGCCTAACACCCTGAGCTATGCGGTAATCGAAGGATCAATTGTTGATCCAACTGACACTGAAGAGGATGGCAAGCTTGATTTCAAGGTCCAGATTGCTGGAACGTTGACGAGTGCAGCAGCAATTACATCTGCAAATGTGACGCTAGGCGTGCGGCCTGTATTGCCAACGCATACACCAGCTTCAGCTACAGCAACGGGTGTGGCGGGTGAAATTGCATGGGATGCAGATTATGTCTACGTTTGCACTGCGACTAACACTTGGAAACGAGTTGCAATCAGCACTTGGACCTAATTGCTGGTTGACGTAGAATCCCTGTATTGAGCGGATCCGA